TCGGGTCTTGGTAGTAATACGCAATGACCGAACCAACTTGGAACGACTCGTTCGCAGGCCAGAAATTCGACACGCGACGACGACCAGTTGCATCAGTCCACTCCACACCAGCAAATGCGCCGAGGAATGCCTCTGTAGAAGCAATGTTTTCAATATAGCCAGCTGTGTTCATCTTAACGGGCGCACCCTTAAAGATGTTTGCAGCATAGCCGAGAGAGACGTTTCCGCTAGTGGAAACGGCTTGAATACCGTTGGCAAGAGCCATCGCACGATCCAGACCAGATGGATGGAAGGCGGGGCGCAAACCAAACGGAGCAGCAGTAGCACTCATGTAATACTCCTTTGTTGGTTAAATGCTTCCCTTACGAAAATATCGGGGCAGGAAGCTCTTTATCAATTTCACCCAGGCCGTCGCCTTCAACTTGTCCAAGCTTCTTGCCTGAACTATCACGTCCACCAAGCTGTTGATGTGACTGCACCTTGATCTTGTTAGCCTCTTCAAGAGGTTTCTCATGGTGAAAGTGCGTCATGATGTCCTGATAAACTTCTTCAGGAATCTTGAACAACAACATCTCATTACACGCAATAAACCCAACATGCTCTCCAGCCTTTACGCGCCAATTTTCAAACCCGTTTATTTCTTCTGCTTTCACAGGTATATAACCGAGTCGCATACGCTTATCAATGCTGTCGTAACTGTTAGTAGTTGATAACCAGCAAACGTGCCAACCCTGAAGCTCAGGGACTGCGGGCAGCGCTCTTTGTGTCCATTCATCGCTCCACATCTTTCGACGTTCATGCGCTGACACAAACTTCTCTTCGGCGGGTTCTCTTTTCGCTTCCTCGCTTGCGCGATCTTCACGACCACCGACTTTCAATGATTTCTTTAAACGACCGTCCATAATTATCCCCTATTGTATTTGCGTTGTTCACGAGCATATCTTTCAAGCATCTTCTTTCGGGTAACTGGGTTTTCCCAAAGTCCTGCTTCCTTGATAGCACGTATCTTTTCCGGCTCAATCTGAATCCTGACTTTGCCGCTTTCAGTGACAGTCTCACGACCACCACCTACCACAACACTTCGAGGCCTTCTTTGGGGACGCTCGTCATTTACATCAGTATACCTATGTGGTAGCCTTTTTTGCAACCGTCTATCGAATTCTTCCCAATAATCATCTTCTGCTGGATTCCAACCCTCTTTAGCCATACTTGTGTCTATAAGCTTGGCAACTTGGCTATCTTTGTCTCGCAGGTTGGAATCATACCAATCGTTGCGATCTTGCCAATCATTTGACAGTCTTATAATCCGTGGGTCTACAGTCTGAGCTGCAACCTGTGGAGCTTGTGCAGCACGCTCTTTCATGGCTTGTAGTGCATCAAGACGCTGGCGAGATTCGTACCAGTCGTTCTGAGCAGCCGCTATACCCTGACCATCAGAAGCGTCACCGGATTGCGACATCCGTACCTTGGCATAGTTAAGATTGCTCTGCTCTTCCTGTATGGCACGGTCTATCTGAGCTAAGTCAGAATGGTGAGATTTACGCTCTAAAGCCGCTAAACGCTCAGTCAGCTCACGGTTTTGACGGTCAAGAATCTGCAAACGCTGATCTTTTTCCTGATTCGTCTTCTTTACGTACTCTTTCTTAGCCTTACGTCGAGCACGACGGGCTTCACGAATAGGACTTACGTCACCATCGTCGTCACCATCATCATCGTCACCAGAGTCGGCCTCACCACCTTCGGCAGCACGTACCTCTTGAACGTCATCTTGGTCATCGTCATCGTCATCTGCTGCAATATTGATAACTACTGTACCGTCAGACTCCTCTTTATAGTCAATCTCTTGTTGCTTGTCTTCGTTACTCATGATCACTCCTTAGATAAAGGCTTTAACCGCAAGTGGATCACCCGTCAGTACAGCGATAATTTCATGGTCATTCAAGATCATAAACAGTGCTGGATCTTCAATGTCATCATCGCCTGGTACTTTTACTTCCCAACGGTCACCACCCCACTTTGGAACACGTATGTAGTCACCCAAAGAGCACCAAGTGCCTTCAGGCCACAAATTCATCGTGTCACGGTTACGGAACGCCAAAGGGCCTAGGGCAACTACCTTTGCCACCATGTTGTTCCACTTCTCGGTTTCCTTGGTTTCTTCAACCAATATAATTCCCGCGCTAGTTGCCTTCCGCTTCGTGCGGCGCAATTGCACCAACACACGACCACCTAAGGGTTTCGCACCGGGATCTACGCTCGGAAATGCCCAAGCTAACTCAGCTTCGCTAAAAGCTTCCGGTTCAGTCATCATCATCTTCTTCTCTCAATAAAGAATTTATAAGGTCAAGAGCTTCTGTCAGCCCTTGATTTTGACCCACAATTCGATTGTAAGACTCCCAGTTAGCTGCATTACCAGCAGCTAGGGACGCAGCCATTTCAAGCTGCCTAGCCTTAATCAACCGTATTAGATCCTCTACAAACGTCATTTGTTTTTCTTGGCTTTTGAGTCTCCTTGTGTTTGCCCACCTTTAGGTTGGAACGATGTACCGTCAAGCTTTTCACCCTGAGCAATACGCTTATGCTGCTTTACCAAAATACTTTTCTGTTCCTGATCACTAGTTGCCATAATTACCTCCCTTATTGATTAAAGATAAAACGGTCTTGTCTTGCTCATGAGAGAGCTTGGCAGCATCCCGTGTAATACGAGCCGTCTCGATGCGTTCTTTCAACTCCATATCATTTGTAGCAATAGCTAACTTCATCTGCTGCTCTTCCATAGCTAAATCGTAATCCTGCTGGAGTTTAGCCATACGCTCTTGCACCTCCTGTGCATCCTTCTTGGCCTGCAAGGTAAGCTCTGCCTCGTCTCGTTTGGCACGACGCTGTGTCTCTGCCATGCTTGTATCCAACAACACTTTAGAACCAGCATCCATCTGAGGCTGAGGCTTGTACTGTTGCGCCAACTGCTGCATCTGTTGAATAACAGGCAAGATTCCCTGCATAGTCTCTTGAGAATCCATAGTTACGTGTTGGGCAGCTATCGCAAACAACTTGTCTACGTTCTTAGGATCAGCCAACAGCTCATAGTCTTCCATCTTCTTACCCATAGACATCTGTACATAGCCATTCATACGCGTCAGATACCACAAGGCTATGTGCTGCTTGCAGTGCTCCATAACCTTCGGCACGTAACTAGGCGCTATCAATGGGTTACTACCTAATGTTGGGTCTTTGGCAAAGTCTAAGTGCGTCTGTAAGTGCGCCAGATGATCCTGCTCTGGGTAAGCGTAAGCCGACTGACCTATAGTCATCGCTACGTTCTCATTGGCTGCATCTATCTTCAACGGTGCAGGCATATCAATCATCAACTCGTTAACGCCAGGCACCTTAATCTGCTTTAAGAAGCGTTCAATGACAACTTTACGGTTAAACAGGTCAGGATTCTGGTTCATGATCGCCATAACTGCCTGCGTCTGAGCCATTCGCTGAGTTTCAGAGAAAATATGGGGGTCAGATACCGGAATAACGTCAGTTGTACGAGCAAAGTCCTCACGCTTAATGTCTAAGTCCTCAACTATCTCACCACGGCGCATATCTTCTAAGTACCAGCGGTTAATCCGGCTTAGAACTTTCAGTACACGACCCTGAGCGTCATGCAACCGTGCATGAATAGACGAGAACACCACAGCACCCTGCTCAATTAGAGCCTGTGTAGTGCCTACAGGAGCGTTTGAATTGATGTCGGCTATCTTTTCCTCAGCCGTAGTCACAACGCCCTTGGCGGCACTGTTTAGCCAGCCTAAAAGCTCAAATAACACAGGGCTTGGCGGGTTAAACGGCAACGGCATAGCAATCTTACGTATGTCATCAACGCCAGGAGCTGCCTCAATCTCAGTAATCTGCGTAATTTCTACGTTCTGCGACTGTCCAGATACCTTAGAACCCTTCAATCTGATAGCTGTCAGCGAATTATTGACGTGTGCTGTGTCTAACAACGCCCGTAATGCACCAGTTAACGCAGCAGCCAAGCCGCCAATCAGATGTGGCAAGCCAATAGCATAGGCACCACGCCACGGAATGAACTTAAACTCAACAATCCAGTCGAGTTTGCCCATTGTTTCTTCGCCTTCT